GAAATTGTGTTGCTTCTTACTTGTGCTCGGCATCATTTCCCCGCTGAAAGAAGCTGGTCAATTTTTGCTTCAAGCTTGTTAAAGCGTTGGTCAATGTGGTTAGTAATTTTGTCAATTTCTGCTTGAGTAACGTTATCACGGGCAACCTCCTCGCGTGTTTTGTTCAACAGGATGGTAACACGAGCCAGCTCCCTGAACTTTTCATTCATCATGTACGCTAACACTGCAATTAACAGTGATATTGTAGACAGCCAAACGGTGTTTAAATCTAGCATTTCCATGCTCTAAGTGACTTGTTAATACGTGAGTCTGGGTCTTTGGCGGTTTTTGGGGATGTCAGCTTTTTTTTCATCCCTTCCATCCTCGCACAGAAAGAGTCCTTGCGGGAGCCTCCTTCTGGCTGGGGCGGTTTCAAATTCATACCTTGCGCTTTGGCGGAGGCTCGTCCCTTGGCGTTTAAACCGCCCTTGGGATTCTTGCCTTCTTTCCTTGTCCATGCTGGTGACTTAGCCATATTAAGCCTGCGCTTCTTTCCAAGACAGACGGGCATTCACTGTGATTGCCGTTGCCGTCAATGGGGTTACGCAAACATACAAAATATCAGGGCCGTCTGGGTACAAACCAGCTTGAGCAGTGGGCAAAGTATTGGTTAAGCCACCACCCAAGATTGAGTTACCCAAGTCACGAACCTGAGACAAGTCCAAAGTCGTTTGACCGTTGGAGTTGGTAAACGCAGCCGCTACAGATTCGCCACCAGTCACAGTTACGGTGTTGGTAGTGTTTTGAGCAATTTGAGACAGGGACGATGTAAACGCGCCCACACCGCTGGTTACTGGGGCTGTAAACGTACCACTGAATGTACCGGTAGTGATACCATTTACCACCAAGTTAACTAACAACGGGCCGGTTGCAAAAATACCTAACTCAAACAGTTGTAGCTGCATACGGTTGATAATTTCTTTGTTGCCAAGCAAACCAATTAAACCGTTATCTACAGCTGGGCCTACTCTAATAGCCAGAATAGGAGTCAACTGCGTAATAGACGTTGCGGTCGTTAAAGGCGTTGAACCGTAGTTAAAGATCAATGATTTGTCATCGTCAAACCGGCCATCCATAATTGCAGATGAACCCCAGTGTGACAAGGAGGGCACGGAGTTAGGAGCGGAAAACTCAACTGAAGACCCTACACCAGAGGCGAATGTAGTAGCTACGTTACCACCTGTTTGCGCACGAGTTAGACCAAAAAAAATGCCAGTTGATGTGATATTCGTATAGGTGATGTACTCGGTATTACCATTAACGGCTTGAACCTTAACCTGCAGTGTAGCTCCGCCTACAGTTGTAGTTGGAAATCCACGAGCATCATTTACCGTCATTGAATCTGGTGAAATGGTAGTGCCAGATAATTGATCGTCTGCAACAGTGTTACCAAAACCACGAGTACAACCAAGCAAGTTACCCGCGCCAGATGTTGTTGATATAGTGGTGTAAAAAATATTCTCATTACCTAATTTAGCGACGCCACCGCTTGAGTTAAACACGCTAGTCTGCGCAACAGGAATTGTTAACGCATTAATTAAAACATCTGAAGTAATGGTTGTAGTGCTAGAGGACAAACCAGCAGTCAAGAACGTCTGTGGAGGAATACCAGACACTTCGTAGTGAGCAGCCATGTTTCCAGAACGCATGTAGGCTTCAAACTGCCTGTTGTTGTTCTGAATCTGGTTTACATAGGTAACGATACCGTTAGTGCCGCGAACGCCGTAACGAATAAAGCCAGCGCCGTACCAAGAGTAGTCGATGTACCACATCTGCATACGGGTCAAGTCAAGGTTGTACCCTGATGGGCCTGTACCGTCACATTTATCTAACCACTGGGATTGTGGAGTGCGTACATCAATTGTCTGTGAAACAATGCAGTTGGCAATAGTTGTTACGCCACGATACTCTGGGCTAACAGACAATGAAGTATCAGAAGCAATCTGCAAAACACGGTAAGATTGCCCACGGATCACAATGAACTGGCCGGGTTGAAGCTGAGTTAAAAACGCCGTGCTTGCGCCTGTAATGATTGCTGAATTAGGCGTTGCAGTAACTGTTCCACTGATCTGATTGGTACTGTTGCGCAGCACTGTGTAAAGTGTTTGGCCGTCATACTCAAAGAACATACCGTTCTGTAGGTCAAAGAAACCAATACGGCTGTTGGAGCCAAACCAAGTCAAAGGACTGACGCGGAATTGACCAGTGGCAGTGACGCTGTTGCTTGTACCAATTGTGTAAGTAAACGCAGTAGGGTTAGTAATAGCAGCTACTGTAAAAGTACCATTAAAGTAACCTTCATTGCAGCCAGCAACTTGAATTGTTGTGCCAATAGTTAAGTTGTGATTAAAGCGGCATGTAACTGTAACCGTGCCAGAAGCATTGATAATGGTAGACACAAACAAAGCAGGCTTTAATGCAGAACCTGTTGAGAACTGAAGACCTTTACCAGACTGATAACGGAAGTAACGGCGAGTCTGACGAATCAACTGTTGATTAGGAACAGCTGCACCAGCGGAAAACGCTACACCGCCGTCAAATGAACGAGGCTCAACAAAACCTGCTGGACGAGCGTAAATAACGTTGTTAGCGGCTGAGTTAGTTGGTGTACCTGCGGCAGAGCCGTTAGCAGTAACAGTAAACGTGTTGTATGTGGGAATAGTCGCTACAACATACGCACCGTTAACGGCTGTAGCACCACCAGCAATTTGAGCGCCGTTTAAATAAACTAAGCTACCCTTTGTCAAGCCATGAGCGCCTGTGGTTGTAACTGTAAGGACAGTTGTGCTTGTAACAACAATAGCGTTTGAGCTAACTTGAATACCGCAAGCAGAATAAAAATAACCAACGTACACGTAAGTGTTGGTGGCATTAAAATAAGCCGCAGCGTTAACCTGCGTTACTGTACCGGGAGCATAAACAATCGTGCTTGTTGTATTAGTGCCACCAGTCACAACCCAAGCCCAACCATTGATGGTTGAGTTCAATGAGTTTTGGATATAAATAGGCGAGTTACTGGGTATTGTCCCCGTGTATGTAATAGTTACTTGATCCGCCGTTGCCGTACCTGTAATCGCTGTTACAGTTAAATTTGCTTGCGGAATGTAATAACAACTTTGGCGGTTGTTCTGAAGGCCAATACTTTCCCACTTAGTAGGCTGAGTACCATATTCAAAGTCCGTATCAATAAGCGACTGTGGTGTAGAAATACGAAACTTCTGCACCGGATCATTTGCTGAAGGCGCAGGAGAAAAATAAGGCACTCCCGTACCGGAATTACTACTACCGCCAACGGGCAGTGATTTGTTACTTGCCGTGTCTACGACTGTCCATCCTGACATACGATACTCCTTAAGAATTAAAGAAAGGGGCCGAAGCCCCGATCACCACATTAGTCAAAGTTACCAAATGGGTAGGCAGTTGTAGTACCAATGTTGCCATCAGGCTGGATATAACGCAAGGTGAAGTAATAAGTTCCACCAGTAATTGCAACGTTAGTGCCGTTAATTGAAGCAATTGTAAACACGATCTGCGACAAGTTAGTTTGGCCGTTAGCTTGAACAATATCTGTAGATGTAGCTTGTTGGTTAGCCAACTGAGTCACAGTAAACGTATTAAACGACTGACGACCCACTGCTGGAGAAGTAAGTACCGCTGTTTGTGCGTATGTGCAAGTACCTGCGGCGGCAACATAATCGTTGCTGACGTTAACCTGAACAGAAGTTAATGAACCGCTTGTAAAAGTGGTAATAACACCAATATCAACAAAAATGTCAACAATCTTGCTGCCTGTAGGAATGTACATGACAGCACCGCGATACACGGTTGCAGAATCAGCAGGGACGGTAGAAGCTGTTAATGTAGTAGATGCAGAGTTTGGCGTGTAAACAACTGCTTGGGCATTAGGAATGCCGTTTGATTTAACAAAAACACCAGCAGAAGCACCACCATAACCTGCTGTATTAGCAGTGGTATTTGCAATGTTTAAAGCGGCGCTTTGCGCCAACAGACTGTAACCTACGTTACGGAAAGGGCCAAAATGGTTATTGCCCGAAAGAATTGGGCCTTCAAATGTGGAACGTGCCATGACAAAAGTCCTTATGCAAAAGTAACTCTACCAATCGTTGCATCGTCTGCTGGGGCAGTCCGGTAGAGTCAATCACCCAGTTACAAGAAATATACACCAAATAAAAGTTGTGTCAACAAAAAAGGGGCCGAAGCCCCCTTTTTATTTTTCGTCGTTTAGAACGAGCCAGATGAGCCAAAAACGCTCAAAGGATCAGACCAGCCAAAGCTGTAACGCTCACGGGCCTTGTAGCGGACATTGCCGGTGTCAAAGTCGCCGTCCATGCTGTTTTGCAGCGGTGTACGAACAAAATGCTTCAAACCGTTAGGTACGTCTGTAGTCAAGAACCAAGCATTAGTGTCTGTCAAGAAGTGGTTTACGGTGTAACCTTCAGGGATTGCGCCGTTGTTCTTGAGAGCATTAATGTCGTTGTTATTTGTACCAACGCGCAATTCTGTTTCGAGCAAACGGGTTGCAACAAACATCAGTGCTGGAGGAACAATTAACTTCTTGGGTTTAGCAGCGATCAACAGACCACGCTCATCAGTCCAAGCTGCAATTTGAATAACGGCGGCTTCCAAGGAAGTCTCGTTCAAGTCAGCTTGAGTAGATGGGGTGTTGGCGTTGACGCCACCAGCCACCAAGGGGTGTGATGTAGAGAACAAAGCTACACCGTCGCCACCAGCGTAAGCAGCAGAGAAACCGTTGTTCAGAACAGCGGCACCCTTAACTTGCTTGGTGTATGACATGGCACGAGCCAAACCTTTGGTGTAACGAGCAGACAAGCTGTCGTACAAGTTATCTTCAATTGCTTCTTCAGTAATTGAGAAACCCAAAGCAATGGTTTCGTGGTTGTAGCGTGTTGTCCATGCCTCTTGTGCATTGTCATAAGCGATGGCAGAGCCCTCGTTTTTGACTGGTGCAGCTGAGAAGCCAGACAGTTTTGTTTCTTCTTCAAAGGAACGCTCAGAGGTTTCAGTCTCATAAATTTCTTTATGTTCTTCGCCGTAACGAGCGTACTCCAAACCAAACAAAGCGTTCAGGCCGGGGAGGAGTTCTTTTAAAAGTTGTGCGCGTGAAATAGCCATTTTGAGTTACTCCTTAGACGCTAACCGATTGGTTAGTATTGCTGTAGTACTCATGGATACCAAAGTTGAATTTTACAATTGCTTCTTGGTAAATCGTGAATACTAAAGTGCTGGCTGCTGGGATGGTAATACCTGTAGAGGCAGTACCGGTGGGTGAGTTAACTGTCGCGGCTTGTGCGTTGATAGAAATTGTCTGTGAACCAGTGCCTGTAACAGCAGCTGAAACGCGTGAACCTGTACCAATCAATTGACCGTTAGAGGCCAAGTAAGCAACGTCTGTACCCAAAGGCAATGTTCTGGTCAAACCAGTACACACCAAGCTGGTAGAACCACCACCGCTGGTCAATGTTGCAGTAGCAACAATGGCTGTATCGGGCACCAAATCAACAATGCGGATTGGCAATGTTGAAGTGTTAGCCGCAGTAGCAGAAACAATACCGTTGGAAGAGTTACCAGTGTTGACGTTACCAGCCAAGTTAGAACCTTCACAGTTCATACCGACATCAGAACGTGCAATAGAACCGATGATTACGCCACCAGCGGCAGTCACAGCGGCTACGCGGAACAATGTGTCAGGATCATCAGTCACGATAGCAACTGCGTCACCAGCCAAAGTGTTTGCGGGCCAGAACTGGCTAAACTGCTTTTGCTTGGTCAGTGGGTTAGTGAACGTGCAGCCCAAG